ACAAACAGAAGCGGAACCAGATCAGGTTCCGCGGGAAAGCTAACCGTGCCCTCGGCACAGACTGGTAACCCATGACAAAGCGTATCGTGTACCGCACCGCGAATGACGGCATCGAAGCCGACGAAAAAGTCGGCCTCGCGTGTGCGACGGAATGCCTGGACGAAAGTCTCACGCAACAGCAGTTCGTGGAGGACTGCGATATTAACGTCCTGGCTCGACGCTTCGGCCTCACCAACAAGCCCATGCCGATGGGCGAATTCAATCCGGGTGCCTATGGCGACTTCTCGGACGTGCCGGACCTCCGGACGGCCCTTGAGCTGGTCAACGACGCGAAAAACAAGTTCATGGACCTTCCCGCCAAACTGCGGGAGCGATTCGACAACCAGCCGTGGCGGATGTGGGAGTTCGTGAACGACCCTGAAAACGCCGATGAGGCGGTCCGCCTCGGGTTGCTGCAAAGGTTCCAACCTGAAACACCGGAGGCCGTTGCGCCTCCGGAAACGGGCACATAGATTCCTAGATATATATGTGCCCACTGACACCCTATAAAACGGGTGTCTAAACCTAACAAAAACAAGGAGTTAGTATGCACCGCAGAGCGGTAAACAAGCGCAAGGGCGCTCGGGCCTTCAACAAGGGCGCAAAGCTCACCCATCGGAAGAATATCCAGATCATGCGCGGCGGGTGGCGCCTCTAGTGGCATGCTATCACCCTATACCGGCCTACCATCACGGACCCTGTGGTACCGTGGACCTGTGGCCCCCCCTCGGGCAAGAAAACATGCAGTTGCCTTGCGGGGGGTGCCTCGGGTGCCTGACCGATAGAGCGACCGATTGGTCGCGCCGGTCGGTGCACGAGGCACGGCAATGGAAACACAATTCGTTCCTAACTCTCACTTATCAGGACAAGGACCTTCCCGATGACGGCACGCTCGTACCGCAACATCTTCGGGACTTCTTCAAGCGCCTTCGACGCGCTCGTGATCGGGGCTGGAGTGCTATTCTCTCTGATGCTCGTGCAAGCATGCGCTATCTCGCTTCCGGCGAGTACGGCGAACACAAACATCGGCCCCACTATCATGTCCTGCTCTTCAATGGCGGATTCGCAGATCAATTCGAGGTCGGCAAGGACCTTTACGAATCGCCTGCCCTGGCTAAACTCTGGACCTACGGACAGCACAAAATCGGCACCGTAACGGGTGCCTCGGCGGCCTATGTGGCGCAGTACACAATCAAAAAGCACGGCCAAATCTACGCCTCACCAGATGGGGTCGCCCTAGAAAAACCATTCATCCGAATGTCACGTCACCCTGCAATTGGGACAAAATGGATACTTAAAAACAAAACGGACCTCTCGCAGGGGTACCTAATCACGGATGGAAAAAAAGGGCGTATCCCTCGGGCGTACAAAAAAAAGCTCGTGCAAATCGACCCGTTCCTCGCGGAACAAGTCGTCTATAAATCGCAACAGCACCCTCGGCCTCGCCGTAACTTGGAAGCCGCCGAACAAATACATCAACGACGCGCGGAACTCTCCGCCCGTCGCAACACCGTCTGATTGTCGCTGTCGATCGAATGATCGACAGTCAATCAGACGGAACCTTCCGAAAGGACACACAAATGCTGAAGTCGCTCTACATGGTCTATGACCTCGTGGCAAAGACCGTCATTGGCGGTATCATTCAGGAAAGCGCGGACGCGCCCGCCATTCGGACTTTTCACGATGCCCTGGCTAATGAGCAATCGCTACTCGCACAGCATCCAGCAGACTTCAACCTCATTCTCGTCGGCACTCTGACCGACAGCGGAACCATCTTCTCACCGCCGGACGGTCCGGCAACCGTTGCCACCGGCTCGGCGTGGCTCTCCTCGAAGGAAAACAGCAATGCGTAATCTCAACCGCGCTCTCCCGATGGTGGACCCGTCGCGCTTCGCGATGGTGCCTCGCAACGATGTACCGCGCTCGACCTTCAAGGTCGAACACACGCGCAAAAGCACGTTCGACACGTCGTTCCTCGTCCCGGTGTATCTGGACGAGGTATTGCCGGGAGACATCCACAAGGGCAACGTGTCGATCTTCGCTCGTATGTCGAACCTGCTGTTTCCGCTGATGGATAACCTCGAAGTGGAATCATTCTTCTTCTTCGTGCCAAACCGCATCATTTGGGAAAACTGGACAAAGTTTATGGGGGAGCAAACCGACCCCTCGTCGTCCATCGACTATGTGATTCCCAAAGTCGCGTCCCCCTCGGGGGGCTTCATCGTGGGGGGGATTGCGGACCATCTCGGACTGCCGACTGTGGGACAGGTCGCACCAGGACAGGTCATCGACGTGTCGGCCCTGCCATTCAGGGCCTATGCAAAAATCTTCAATGAGTGGTTCCGCGACCAAAATCTCATGAACTCCATTCCGTGCCCGATCACAGACGGGCCGGACTCTATCGCGCTGTACAACCTCGAACGGCGCGCCAAAAAGCACGACTATTTCACCTCGGCGCTACCGTGGCCGCTCAAGGGGGGCGTCGAAGTGTCCCTCCCGATTGGGGGGGAAGCAGTCGTCAAGACTCGCGCCACGGCCTACTCCGGCCTCAACGCCAACGGGATTCGTTGGCTGACAACGGGTATGGGTACCCCGACAACGGGCATGCTCCTGGCTACGGGTAGCTCGGGGAATTTCGGCACGTCAGGGTCCGGAGTCATGACCGGACCCGCGCTCTTGCCGGGAAACCTCTACGCCGATCTGTCCTCAGCGACCGGAGCAACCATCAATGCGCAACGCCTCGCTGTGGCTACACAGCAGTTTCTGGAGAAGGACGCTCGTGGTGGTACCCGTTACACCGAGCTACTCAAAAACCACTTCGGCGTTACCCCAGAGGACGCACGGCTCCAGCGTCCCGAATACATCGGTGGAGGACGGTCTCCGGTACACACCCAAGCCATGCCCCAGACCTCGGCGGGGACTTCTTCGGACCCTCTTGGGAGACTGGCCGGACAGGGAACCATCAACGCACAGCACCGGTTCCAGTATCACGCCACCGAACACGGCTACATTCTCGGCCTCGTCAACGTCCGAGCGGACGTGACGTATCAGCAGGGGTTGCGGCGGATGTGGACCCGCAACACCCGGTTCGACTTCTACTGGCCTACGTTCGCGAACCTGGGTGAGCAAATCATCCGAAACGACGAGATTTATTGCACCGGCACGTCGCCGGCAGATGAGTCGGCTTTCGGCTATCAGGAACGGTGGGCGGAATATCGGTATCAGCCCTCCGAAATCACCGGACTGTTTAAGTCCACGTCGACGGGCAACATCGACGAGTGGCATGTCGCGCAACAGTTCTCGTCGTTGCCGACGCTCAACGCCACGTTCATTCGCGATGCGACCCGCGAAACCGCAGACCGTATCTTCGCCGCTGGTGCGGCGGCTCGGACCATGCAGATTCTCTTCGACTCGGTGTTTACCGTGTCAAAGACTCGGGCTATCCCGATGTATTCCGTTCCCGGTCTGACCCGCTTCTAACCCTCAACAGAGGCCCCCCCCTAATGGGGGGGTGTGACAATGGGACTACTCGACGCGGTACCGTTCGTCGGACCTGCTCTGGATGCGGCCTCAGGCATCATCAGCGCCAATCAGGCGCGGAACGCCTTCAAGAGCCGCTATCAGGACACGGTGAAAGACATGCGGAAAGCAGGACTCAACCCTGCCCTGGCTTATGGGCAAGGGGGGGGGAACCCTCAAACCTCCGACCTCCCAAACGTCGGAGAATCGCTTGTAAAGGCCACGCAGGGCGCGGCCTCAGCTAGACAGGCCCGAGCCAATGCGGAGCTTACAGAGGCCCAAACAGACGTTTACAGGGCCCAAGCAGAGGCCCTAAGGGCTCGTCCCTTCCTTGAAAACGCCCAAATCTCCGCTCAGACCGCCGAATCGGGGGCTAGGCGGGTGCTTTTGGGCGAGGATACCAACCTCCGACGGCTTCAGGGCGTCGGGCAACAGGCCGAAAACACGGCCGCAGGGATCCGGAACCAAATCCTCACTATTGATCGGCAGATCAGGGAGCTAGACCGTGACTATGCGTCGGCCTCGTTCGAGGACCGGGTTACAGCCGTCCGAAACGCCGCCGCTCAATCCGGCCTTAGTCTTACCGAAACCGAAACGCGCATTGCGCTTAACCGTGCGGGATTGGTGCCGAAAGCATCTATTGCGGAAGGCGTGACCGGAGCAAAACAGCTAGTTGAAGCTGGCGCGGAAATCTCCGCAACCACCCTCGAACGCCTGAAGGAAGGCGTTGCGAATTGGTGGAACAAACAGAAGCGGAACCAGATCAGGTTCCGCGGGAAAGCTAACCGTGCCCTCGGCACAGACTGGTAACCCATGACAAAGCGTATCGTGTACCGCACCGCGAATGACGGCATCGAAGCCGA